CACTCTAAAACGATTGTTACCTCTATTCTCTTTATAACCACTATATAAATCTTTTCTACTTTTAGAACCACCCTTACCATCAAATACAATAATACAACGAGTTGCATTTTGTTCTCTAATAGCAAAACCAATTCCTTTTAAGAATCCAACGATACCTCCAATGTGGTCTCCGTTATCATCCATAGTAGGATTTACTGTCCAACTTCTTATAAAGGTATTAAGACCATCAACAATTAATACCTTTTCTTTTCCTAATTGCTGATGGTCTTTTTCTACCTCGTTTAGTAACTTTTTATATGTTTCGTTCATAAACCTTTATTCTGTTTCGATATCTGGTTCTGGTATTTCACCACCATTATCATATGTAATATCATCCGGATCAATTCCGTCCTTCTTATATTGTAAGATTGTTGATTCACAAATCTTTCTATAAATTTGGTCTTTCAACTCTAATTTAGTATCCATCATCTGAATAAAATCTTTTGATTGGAATTTGATAACTTCACCAGTATCAGTGTCAATGTACTCGTACCATGCACCACCCTGCTTAACTAATTTGTTATCTTTCATAACCTTTAACCATCCACCGAAATTATCAATACCTCTATCAAAGAAAATATCGAAATCTGCTGAACGTAATGGTGGTCCTAAACGATTCTTAATAACTTGTGCTCTTACTTTGATACCAATGATTCTCTCACCTGCTTTAATTTGTCCCATATTCTTTAAACGAATACGAACTGAAGCGTGAAATGCTAATGCTTTACCACCAGATGTAGTCCAAGGATCTCCGAACATAACACCTAACTTTTGTCGTAACTGATTAGTAAAGATAACTGATATTTTTTGTCTACCAATTACATTAGTAATCTTTCTCATTGCTTTAGAAATGATAATTGCTTTGTCAGTTGCGTAACCATCTTTATCATAATCTGCATCCATCTCTTTTTTAGTTGATGCTGCGGCTACTGAATCGACTACGATTGTAACTAACCTATCTTTATCACCCTTACGAACTTTCTCTATAATTGTATCAATTGTTTCAAAAATATCTTCAACTGTGTCTACTGAAACGTATAACAATTTAGAAACATCTACTCCGATTGCATCAAAGAACTCTCTACTTACTGCGGTTTCGGTATCAATCAATACTGCTACCCCACCTTGCTTTTGAGTTTCAGCTAATAAGTGAGCTGATAATAACGATTTACCACTTTGTTCTAAACCGGTAATTTCGGTTATTCTTCCTACGGGTAAACCCCCATAAGGTCTATTTGAAACCGCCACGTCTAACATTGCTGTTCCGGTGGAAACCCAACCTGGTACATTGGTTGGGGCCCCATCAGAATCATCATCTAAAAAGTATGCTACCTTTTGGTCTTTCCACTTTTTATTTAAACTGTCGGCTATTTCTTGTGCTAAGTCAATTTTAGCCATAATAATTATGAATTAAATAAATCATCAAATGCTGCTGCCACATCTACTTTAGGTGCTGGTGCAGGTGTTTCTTCATCCCAAGGTAAATCATTCATTATACCCGCTCCACCAATTTCAGGTGCTGCATCCTTAGAAGTAGTTGTTAATTGCTCTTCAACTTTCTTTGGTTGTGGTGCTAATGTTTGTTGAGAAACGGAAGGAGTTGGATTTTCATCTTCTGCTGATGAAGTTGGATTTAACCAATTCTCTAATACTGTCTTCAATTCAGGGTAAGATAACTCCGAATAAATGTCAGTAATGTTTGTTTGCTCATCTAATAATTTTGCAGTAGTTGCTGCGTTCTCATGTAATGGAGATACATTTGGTTTAACTCTGATTCGAGTTTCAGGATATGTTTTACCTGCTTCTTCTACAATTTCAATAACAATATCTCTACCAGTGTTCTCATCTGTAATATCACCGTAATCAGGATCTGCTACAATTGCTAAGATTTCTTGATAAACTGTCTTACCGAATCCCCAAAATTTAACACCCTCAGCTTCTTGTCCTCTTACGATAACAGGTGCGAAAGTTCTTAATTTTGGTTCCATTTTCTTACCAGCTTTCCAATTCTCAGTATCACCTAATTTCTTAAGTTTTTCTGCGAACTCTAAAATTGGGTCAGGTCTTCCGAAAGAAGCTGGACTCAGATAAGTTTTGTTGTTAATGTTGTAGTGAAATAAAAGTTCAATGAAAGGATTTTCTTTGTTGAACTTGTAAGGTACGATTCTAACTTGGTACTTTCCAGGTTTTGGTTTCCACAATGAATCTGTCTTTTTGGATGTGTTTTGCAACGAATTCAAACGCTGCTTGATTGCATTAATGTTCATGCTGTTTTTGTTTTAAGTTTTAAAAATTGTTTGTTTTAAGTTTTAAGATTATCGCGATTTAATCTCACGTATAAATATCAATAATCTCAATTTCTTATATATCAAAGATACGATAATTTTTTGAGACCACCAAATATTATAGGGAATTATTTAGCCCATTTACCTCTTTGAACCAATTGAGCAATAATCCCATATACGGATAAATCCTCATATGTATCTTGTATCGATTCACCAACTTCATCTGGTTGTCCTAAAACCACCAATTGTTTTAATCTTTGAATTTTATCATTGATTCTAAACCACAAACCAGTAAGAGATAATTTTATATCTTCTTTTGTTTGAAGGGATGTTCCAACTGAAATATTACCTGGTCCGTAATTTCTTTGTTTCTTACAAAATGTTTCATACATTTCTAATTGGATTTTTTTAAATTCATCCATCATTTCAGGATATACTCTTTCGCAATATTCTACTGCTGATTCTTCTTTCATATAACTTATTTTTTTAATCCGTACTTAATCCATTTATACCAAATTCTTTCATGTAGATAATACTGAATAGGCTTATATATTAATTCTGCTACCCCAAATGCAGCACCTACTTTAATTGAACCACTTACCCACCACATTATTAAAAATCCAATTAGAGTGCTTACAATACGATATGAGATGGTTTTTGCTATATGTCTCTTAATCAATGGCATATTCTATAACTTCTCCATCGGTATCCATATATCCATTTCTAATCTTAGTACCACTAATTAATTCAACATCTGCAGGTGGTGCGTGATGAACAACATCATAACCAACACCTCTACCATAGTTTACACTTTCGATATCGGGTATAATACTGATTAGGATTTTATCAAAATTATCAATAAAGAATTTTTCTTTTGATAAATCCATTAGGACTTGTTGTGCTGTTTTAGGATTGTTTTCATCAACTTGAACATCTCGGATTGCTACCCAAACATTCTTTCCTTTATCTAATTGTTGACTAATTAACCATTCATGACCTGCGTGCCATGTTTGCCATCTTCCGATATATAATGCGTATTTTTTCATAACTCTAATTTACAACTTTTTTTAATATAAACCTAATTTTTCTTTAATTTTTTCGTAAGTTTCAAATGGAGTTTCATTTGTAGTATCTACATCAATAAAATTCTCTAAAGGTGGTTCGTAGTTTTCTACATGAAAATGATTTCTACCCCTATCATCTGAACAATGAACATATAATTCTTTTATATCTTTTCCCAATTTTTCTTTGAATGTCTCTCTTTGATCTCTATAAGGTGATACCAATGAAACTATAACATTAAATTTCTTTTTATGTAGGAATAGGGCCAGGTTTTGTGCTAGCTCTATGTTTCGTCTTCTACCTGCTTCACTATAATCTTTGTTTTGAAATATTTCTCTTATATCATCACCATCTATTATTTCAACTCTACTATTTAAATCACTTATACTTCTTAACCAACCTGCTAATACTGTCTTTCCACTACCAGGTTGTCCGGTTAACCATATTATCATAGTTATTTATTTACAAGTTTTCCAACTACCACCTTTTGATTTGTAGTTTTTTGCGGCCCAGCCGTTTGCGTATGCTGAAGGATATACATCAAACTTTCTTTTTGCTGCTGCTTTAGATGCTGACCATTTTGCTGGGTCAGTTGGGCAATTCTTTTCTAAAAATAAATTTAGTTTTTCTTCTAATCCTTCACTAGCACCCGTCTTTACAAATGTAGGTTTTTGTCCTTTCTTTTGTTCACCACCTTTCTTTGCATCTCCGGCATCAGATTGTGCAGCTCTCTTTCTTTTTACAAAGGCTGCGATTCCATCCTTACCTAATTTTGCTGCTTTCTCTTTTGATAAACAAGCTGCGTATGCATCACCTTCTTTTGAATCTCCACATTTACCAACTTTTTCACCTTTAGTATTATATCTATCCCAACCACCACCAGTAGTTGAACCTTCTGGTCCTTTACCAAACCATTTACGAAGGTCTTCAGATAATAAATCTTTTAATTTAATCATACTTACTTAGTTAAATCTATTACATCAAATACTCTTGTATAAATTTTTTTTACACCTTCTGTGTTTGTTACTAATATACAATTCCTATATTTTTCCCAATCAACTTCAAATTTGTTATCTAAGTGTCCACCGGTT